TCAAAGAATCTAATAATTTAAAATGCTCTTCCAATACAAATGGTTCACCTCCTGCAAAATACAATACTTCTATATTTTTCATAGATTCCTCATTTAATTTGAAATCCACTTTATTTAATGATTCGACTTTTTCTTCACCGAATGCAAGAACTCCCATATTTGTTTTATAGAAATCTTCTTTCTCTTCTTGCCATTTAGTTGAATATGAATCGTTGCAAGTTCTACATTTAAAATTACATATATTAGAAGGTCTTAAATCCAATGATACAAATTCCGTAGCTACTGTACCATCAAATTTATCGTTATTTACATATTTCTTGTCAATATCATTTAATCTCGATGCATGATGTTCATTCCATCTAATTCTAGATGATTTTATATCTTGCTTTTCCAAATCATAACAAGCACTACAATATTCGTTTTGTACATCGTTTACCATATCCAATCGAAGTTTTTTATATTCTTCTGAATTAAATGCTTCTTCGATTGATGTTCCCTTTAAATCGATATCAGTAAATGCTTTTTGCGAATCGCAGCATGGTTTTGCTGTCCCATCCATATAACCATTCAAATGTATAAAGGGTAATATACAAAAACTCTTATTCATTATATTTTTAATTTTAATTTTGTAATTTGCTTTTTATCAGTACCATATTTTTCACAAATGTACTTTATATTTTCTCTACCCTCTCTATTAGAATATAATATATCCAAATATTCAATAGCTTGGGATTCTGAACAATCGTATTCCTTTTTAATCAATTCTATTATAAAATCTTCATACTTTTCGGCAGATTTGCCTTTCATATATTTTAAAAAGTATCTACCTTTTGGAATAGCGTTGATATACAATTTATACATATCCTTTGGTTCAAGTGTTTGAGTCAAAGGTAGTATTGTTGCAATCAATTCTACCCATTCAGGATTCATTGAAAGAAAACGATTAATCATAAAGTTACTCCAAGATTTCTTATCTTCATCGGATAATTTTTCAAAGTACTTCGGGTCTTGTTCGTTTGTAATTGCTTTAATATGGTCAAATAATGATTTTCCTGCCATTATAATCCTATTGATGATTGTTTATCTTGTAATTCTTTTGGTAGTAATTCCTGTAATGGTTTACCACATTGTGTACATAAATACATTTCTATTGGAATAATTGTATCTTGTGGCTGACCAGTCATTATTTTACTTAATTTTTTAAATCTATAACCTGGCATAAATGTTTTATTTCCACATTCACAATCCATATCTCTGGCATCATTTAAATTGATACCCATTGGTAATCCTTGTTCCATTATCTTATAATGTTTATAATTTGAATTAATAATGATGCGAATACAATTTCTTTATCAACAACCAATGCATCTTTTGCTTGAGAATCTGCAATTGCTAAAATGATATTTGCTGTGTTACCACCTGCGTAATCATCTACTTTATCATAAAGATATGTATACATTTCGGTATAATCATTCATTTGATTATCCAACACCATTTGTCTTATTTTTAAATAAAGATTTCTCTTATCATCCGAACCCTTCAATGCATCTACTAATTTATTTTTGAAATCGGATTCAACCATAATAGCTTTATCCACTTTCAGTTCACCTTTAGCTGATTGTAATTGGCAAGTATTTAAGATTCTACGAATATCTGGGTAATATGAACTGATAATATCAGCTACATTTTTTAAATCGTACTTAATACCTTCTTTATCCAAAATCTTACTAACTTGCACTGCCACATCCTTTTTAGTTGGAGGTGTGATTGCAAATGATTGACATCTACTTTGAATCGGGTCAATAATCTTCTCAATGTAGTTACAAGTCAAAATGAATCTACAATGTTTAGAGAATGTTTCCATTAAATTTCTTAGGATTGCCTGTGCGTTTGGAGTCATATAATCAAACTCATCCAAAATTACAACCTTAAATCCTGCAAAACCCACCGATGATGCGAAGTTCTTTACTTTGTTACGGACTGTATCCACATTGTTCTCATCCGATGCATTGATAATCATATGGTCACATTTAATTGTGTTTACGATTAACTTTGCTAATGTAGTTTTACCAGTACCGGCTTTTCCATACAACAATAAATGTGGGATATCATTATTATCCAAATATTGTTGAATAGTTTCTTTGATGGTTTCATTACCAACATAATCGGCAAGTGTTTGTGGTCGATATTTTTCCACCCACAAACTATGCTCTCTTTTACTAATATCGTTTGCGAAAAAACTCATATCATTATTTTTTTTAATTCGTTTAAAATTTGTCCACCCTTTATCATATCTTCAAGTATCTTCAAATTATTTGATTTGATGTTTCTTTCTTTTAATTCATCTACATTCATATCAATCAATTTATTAACAATTTCACCCTGATATGATGTATATCCTATTATATCAAACCCATATTTTTCTAATTCAGACTTAAGAGTAGATTGTAATACATGAATAGTTGGTATACCCAATGCTTCTAAAATAAATCCTTTCAATATTTTATCAGAACAAAAGAATGGTGTTGAATCCGTATTTGCTGATTCGAAACTTAGAAATAATTCACAATCCATAAAATTAAAATATTGCACAGACCATTGTTTATAACTACTTTCAATATCACGCCCTATAAGGACATCATATATATCCAATTCTTTTTGGGTTAATATTTTAAATGATTCGGAGTGTTTGGAATTTCTAATATTTTTTATTAAAAAATCTCTATCATGTCTATATCCCTCTCTATGCCATAACCCAACTTTATATGATTTATTTGAAGTTGTTTTATGAAATTCATAGAGTTCAACCGCAAATAGAGTATAATAATAAGCTAATACTAATGTAACATCCAAATATGTGTTTGGATATTCCAATATTTGTCCAGCCAGTCCACCATCTATTGCACCGGTAATAATTTTAAAATTATCGTATTTTAAAAACTCTTTACGATTTTCTAAATGAAACCCATCACCATGAATACAAAAAAGAAATACTTTACAATTATTTTCTAATAAAAATGTTACCTCATCTGGTTTAAATTCTTTTGTAGACCAGATAAACGCATCATACTCTCCATAATTACAATTATAAATTGGTAATCCGTTTCTATTTAAATGAAATGTTGCTGGAAACTTTATGTATTCCAGCATTTTCATTTCATTTGAAGCCCATTCCGATACCCAAATATTCATTTCTAATTTTTTACGAATACGCCATTTACAGTCTTACCCGTTCTATCTTTAATTTCATTCCATGCTGCTTCTAAACAATCTGCAGGCTCTAAACCTAATTGTTTAGCTAAAATGATAAGTGTTACAAATGAATCACCAATACCATCTTTAATTTCCTCATCTTTGGATTTCAATAAAGCACCTGCGGTTTCGCCAACTTCTTCTAACACCTTTAACAATTGTTTAGGTGCGTTTTCTTTCTTTAGGATATCTTTATCAGATGCCCATTGAGATACATTTTCTATTAAATTATCGAATGTCATTTTCTTTTGATTTTACTCTTTCTAATTTTGTTTCTTCACTAACTGGTCTTGGGAATATTTTAAATTCCATACCATTGTGTTTGAAGTGCAGTCCCTGCCCCTCTACCGATTGAATTTGTAGAACTAATGGGGAAGCTTCTTCTTGCCCTTCGTTAGAATATGCAAATACAACTGGTTCGTTATCAAAGAATTGAAAACACCACTCCGCATCTACAATATCAACAGGTTGTTCTAATTTCTCTTCCATACTATTAATTTGAGATTTCAACTAAATAATATTTACAAGTAAATTCATCAATCTTAAATTCAACATGCGCTAAACCATCAGTTGAAACTTTTAACTTTGCAGTAGTTGCTTCTTTGTTTGCTGTTAAGATTTCTTTCAAATACTTCGCTGAGAATGAAATTGGTTTTACTTCACCATCGAACCCTTTAGTTGCCGTAAATGTTACTCTATTTGTAGAGATTGAAGAATAACCAATAGCCATTTTCAAATCACCACCTTCAGTAAATACAGTGAATGTATCGATATCGGATAATGCACCTTTTGCTTTGATAAATTTATCAATCATATTAGATGCCATTTCAATACCAATACCAAATTCAGGCATTTGTTTCAAATCAGGTACAGATGGAATAACTCCCAAATCTGCTAATTGATAAGATGTTTCAGTTTCATCTGAAGATAACTTTAATACAGTCGCCTTATCTCCAACTGAATCTACTTTTAAATTGATATCACTGTCTAAAATTCCCACTAAATTCTTTAATAAAGAAGTTGTGTAAATACCGATGTTAAATGGTGTTGATGTGAAACCATCAAAATCCACTTCACCTAACATAGTCTTGTCATCCGAAATGAAACGAACTGATAACTTATTACCTTCAGCGTTCCATGCTACCGATTCGATTACCCCACCTAATGAATACTTTTGGATAAATCGTAATAGATTGTTTTTGTTCATAATTGTTGTTTTATTTAAATTTTAATTTTGTTTTACAAATATACTATAAATTTTTGATAATACCAAGTCTTTTTATGTGATTATATAAATTTTCTGCATAATTTTTATTTTCTTCCGATGTAGCATGCTGATGTGTATCACTATATTGTTTATATTCCCCATCAAATCGATTATCATCTGTATATTCGGTGTTCACAAATGTCCCATTCCAAATAAATGGAATATTTTTTGATTTCAAATAATATGTTATTAGCAAATGATTTTTGTACCAATTGATATAATCATCTTCTTCATTTGATAATTTTTCTAACATTTGAAATTCACCTATACCATCCGGATGTTCTTTATAATATCCCCAAGGATTTAAAGCAAATGGTTCAATACCACCATCTGATTTATAATATTCTCGTCGAGATGGATAACTATACATCGCCAATACTAAATCCGGTTTTACTTTATCAGTAAATGTTAATATAGTTCTTGCTATATAATCATTACTTCTACCACTATGCCCGAAATTTAAATCTACTCCACTATCTATCATTTCTGATAAATAATGCGACCAAGTTTCATCATCATTTACACCTATACCTTCGGTGTGAGAACATCCCACACTCATAATTTTATAACCAGTTTTTAAAAATGAATCACCTCTAAATCCAAGTTCGTTGTAAGTGTATACATTCTTATTTGAATTATCTGAACCTGAACCTTGAAATCTCCTTCCTTTTCTCTCATTCAATTTCCATCTAAATGATGTAACATCAAATGATATGGGTTTCCAAAATTTTAATCCTTTCATATTAAAAACTAAAAAACTTTTTAGCGGTTTGTGCTTCGGTTGATGCTTTACTCCATTTTAAGGCGTTATAGAAATCATCTACTTTGTTTTCCAACTCTGCTTTATAAATCATATCTCTATCAACATATTGTTCTACGAAATCCATAATCTCTTTTGGGTCATTATAATCCTTAAATGCAACAGTATCTAATCCCAATGGATTTGTTTTAAGATATACCCACTTTACTTTATCACCATCTCTAATTGGTTCATGCTTAAATGGACAATTGAAGAATTTTAATAATCGATTGTAAGTGATTCCAGCTTTAACGTGTGCAGGTGTTCCCTTTTCAAATGATGCGATAGCTTCTCCACCATCTTTTCTCCAACTACCATTATCATACTTACTTAACTCCTTAATTGCTCCACCCTTTGCTATTTTGTTTACAGGTAGATTAATCATATTCTTTTTGAAATCCAATAAAGATTCATCCATAAATGCGTTATCCTTACCCATTAAAATATCTTTCAACATTTTAGCCATAAAGTCCTGAAATGCTTTAGGAAATGATGAACGAACCACATCCAATCCTTTAACATCCAACTTATCACAAGGTACACCATTTTTTAGAATCATCCATTGTGCATATCTCTTCTTTGCTACCCAAAATCCTGCTTTACTAATGTATTCTTTCTTAATCTCAAATCTATGTTTCTCTTTTGGAATAAAGAAGAACTTTTCAGCCAACATATCATAGAATGTGTTCAAAAATGTTTGAGTTTCTTCGGCAATAGTATTTACCTCTTCAGCCATTCGATTTTGGTCAAATGTTTTATATTCAGGGTATCTATGTTTTACCAAAGGTTCTGCCATCATATAAATGGAATCAGTATCGATGTACACATTATAATCCTCTTTAGTTCCGAGTTCTTTCCAATATTTGATGTTTGCCATCTCTGCTGTTTTCTTAATAACAGTTTGACCTGTTAGGGTTACTGCTTCAGCGTTATCCACATCATAGAATCGAAATGCTGGTAAACCCAATACACCATACATTGAGTTCAAAAGAATCTTTTGTACTAGCTGTCTTTTAGCATAGAATTCATACTTTTCAGTATCACCTTCCGTACCATATTTCTTTTCTAATTTACGGAACTCAACACGCTTTTGAAACCAATCATTTAAGATATCGGCAATCAAACCCGGTGAATCTTGTGAATAGAGAACTCCATTTGCCGCAACACCTAAATTACTATCCTTAATAACTTCCTTTAGTTCCTGAGTCGTATATTCATAAGTATCACCATCTTTACCAACTACTTTGTATGTAGTATCTAACCCTCTGATATTTGCTTCAGCATCCCAATTCTGAATCTTACCAATCTTTGTTTCGGGACTGATATTCAAAGTCATAATGATTGATGGATATAGAGATGTTAAGTCCAAATCATAAATCCAATCATACTTACCAACGATAGGTTCTTTTACATATGCTCCAATGAATTTCTCTTCGTTATTATCTCTAAGAGCTTGCATTCTTTCCTTTCTATCTTTTGGTTTATTGGTTGCTACCAATCCTTTCTTTTTAAGATATCCTAAACAAGCTCCTTCTAACCACTTTGATGAAAATATGTAATCTTCATATGGAACAAATCCAGCGTGACAAACGGCTCTACATAATTCAATGAATTGTAATTTGGCATCCATTGCTACAACCAACTCCACATCGACAATGTTATACTCAATGAATTTCTCCAAATCGTTTACAAATAAATCATCCAAACTTCCCTCATACTCCACCTTACCTCTACCCAATTCTTTGGTAGCGATGTAGTTCAATGTATAAGATGCTTCCAATGTATATGTGTATGTTTTATACAAATTGATGTAATCCAATACACTCACACCACCAAAACTAAACTTCTCTCTATATGGTGACCAGAATGCTTCTCCGATACGAGATAATCTCTTAGCATGTCCCTCTCCACAAACATTCTTAATACGATTGTAAAGATATGGAATATCGAAAAAATCAATGTTCCAACCCGTTAGAATAGTCGGGTCAACTTGTTGGTAATAATTAAGAAATGCAAATAATAAATTCCTTTCGTTGTCAAATATGTGTACTTTAACCTCTCTGCCGTTTTTACTAAAATTAGTAGCATTGTTTTTAACTTTTCTTTCTTTATCTAATACGAACACTTCATATTCTTTTGTAATAGAATCGTGTGCTGCGATTGCTGTGATTTCGTTTTGAGCTTCTCGTGTGTTTGGTAGACCTGATATCATTTCTACCTCAATGTCAAATGTTAATACTGTATGTCCTTTTGATGGTAAATCATTATCATAGATATCTACCAATACTCTCGTTGTTTCTGGTACATCCGATTCGAATAAATCTTCGGCCTCATCCTTTTCCCACTTTGAAATACGAGATAACTTATCCCCATACATTGAACGATGCTGTCCATATGGGTCTTTTTTGTAGGCATATTTTCGGTATGGAAATGTTTGGTATCCATTGGTATCATCCCATAGATGAATTAAATTCTTGCTTCTTTCGTAGTATATATTTTGATACATATTTTATCTTCCCACTTCTTTTAAGTAATGTTCTTTCATTTGTTCCCAAGTCATTCCAATTGCATCAATATAGAATAAAACTTCGGGTTTAATTTTACCTTCTTCATGCAATTTAGTATATCTCTTAATTGCTTTATCTTTCCACCATTTGATAGTATAATCATTACCATCAGCGAATTTCTTTTTAAGAACTAAATCCTTCTCTTCGATTTTAGAACAAAGGAACTCATTACCATTCTCATACATTTGTGCGAAATACACACCTCTTTGGAATCCGTGGTCATAAGCGTTTCCTTTGATTCCCAACTCTTTAAAAATTGCCTGAATAATCTTTTGTTTGATTCCACTTACAGGTCCGTTTCTATCGTATCCCATATTAGCACCATTTCGTTCTCTCTCATCCATAATGTGTTGCTTATACCATTCAGAACGATTTTCTTTCAACCATTGATGCCATGGGTCGTATACCTTATCATCTGGCTTTGTAGAAATCTTACCTTTAGATTCTCCCAATGTTTTGAAATGAGGAATACCATTGTATTGTGAGTGAATACCATACAATGATGTTGTACCTACTCCAATCAATGGATTGTTGTATTTCTTTTGCCAGTAATCTCTAACTTCAGGTGCAGTTGCCAATGCTGCAATTAACTTACCACCTAAGAAATTATATCCAAATGGTTGGGTTGATACGATTGTAGTTGCAATAGTAGTACAATTCAATTTACCATTTTGAAACTTATCTTCTTTCTGCCAACCAATGTATGCATCTCTCACACCCAATGATGTAATGTCTGAACCTAAACAAACTTGTCCTAATATCTTTCCGCTTGTTCTATCTTTAACATAGCACTTTACATTACGACCTGGATTTGCCTGAAACTCCATAGTATGAATTAATCTACGGATTTCAGTCCAACGAGTAGATTCTTTTGGATTATCTTCTACAACTTCAATATATGGTTGCAATCCTTCGATTTCTTTTATCGTTAATTCCTTATCCATAATATCAGTCGGTTTCCACAACGAATCATAATGTTGTTGTAAAGCAGGTAATTTTCGCATATTACCAATTAAATCTTCATTCCACTCCATCCATTTTTTGTATAGAGTTTGCTCTTCTACTGACATTTCTTTAAGATAATCCAAGTTCTCAATGAACTTCTTTTTCATCTCATCGTAGTCAAATACTTCTGTGTTGGTTTGTTCACCTGTATCCCAAAATTTCATATTATATAATTTTCCAATTTTCTAAACTATGTTTCCAATATAACTTCTCAGCCATTTTTTTTGTGTTAGGTCTTTCTATTTTACCATCTAAGTAATCTACTAACATTTTTACAAATTCCTTTTTACCATTATAAAGTAATGGATAATCTTCTCCAACCATTTCTTCATAGCACAATCCTTTTGGTAAAATATATGGTACATTCATACTCAACCCATCAGTTGTACTCATACTCCATGCTGAATATTTTGTAAAACATCCAACACCAATATCAGCGCTTCCTACATTTTGTTTATAATGTTCTCTATTAGGATGTCGGATTGATTCCGTATATGGTTTTGAAACACTAGCTATGGATGTAAGAACTTTAAAATCTTGTCTTTGTTCCCACAACTTATCCATCTCTTCAAAAAACCAATCAGCACCGGTATACCCATCTGCTCTATGATTGAATAAAATAGTTTTTGGTTTTACAATTCCTTCTTGCCACTCATCGCATCCTAAATACCAAGGCTGAATGATTGTATCTAATTTTTCTAATTGTTCTTTATTCAAAAACCCACTTGCTCTTTTTAATACTAAATTCTTAACCCATTGTGAGTTTACCCCACATACACTCATTTTCAACATACCTTGCACATTTGCCCAAAAGGAATTATGATTATATGCACCATTTTCAGGAATCTCCCACCAATGGCAATAACCCAAAACAGGTTGAGTTACTGTGTTGTATCTACGAACGATTAATAATTGATTAGTCCATTCCGGCAAATGTGACCAAATGATATCAATTCCTTCTTCAGAAAATATCTTTTTAAATGCAGAATCGGGGAATTGAATTCTCATTAATGGGGGAAATGTAGAAACATTCCCCATATTAATAAGTTTTACATTTTTATACTTCATAAAATCCGTTGGCATATATCCATTTGGATATGGAATTATAAATTGTAAATTATCATAATTAGTGTTATCTAAAAATGATTTCATAACTAACACAAACGAATCTGCGTTTATATTTTTACCTTCACCAAAGTGAGTATAATTGGGTACTACTAATACCTTCTTATCAAAATTACCTATTTCGGAATCCCAAAATTTATTCATATTAATCTTACTATTATATTACCAAACAGATGTTACAAATTTACGAGTATTTTGATATGCATCTTGCCACTCATCATTATCATTCAACTCATTAGTTTTCATAAATTCTTTTATTGAATTTAAATATTCAGCTGAATATGTGTTTGGTTCAAAATCTCTTTTATTAGACCAGAATCCATTATCTCCTGTAAATTGTAAGAAAAAGTTATCGATATCTTTACTATCTATTCCAGCATTCTTATGCCCTTTTTCAAATCCGATACCTTTGTTAATATTTACAATAACAATTTTAAAAACCGATTTTGCATTTTCATCTCTATCAATCATTGGAATATCTCCATTTGGATTTAAAGATGAATCCATTTGCTGTTTAGCTTTTGAAATCAATGTTTCTTTAACATCACTAACCTCTTCATATGGTAATTCATTTAATTCCTCCTCTAAGTTCATATAAAATTGCTTATATCTTCCATTAGCACCGGTAGATGATGAAATTAATTCGGATTGAACATTTTCATTCTCCAATAATTCAGAAGCCATTTTCAATACTTTATTACCAACTGTAATTACAACATCTTTTGTTAATCTAGCAGTTCGTGTATCTAAATAATCTCTAATAATTTGAGCCATCATAAGAGCCGAATCCATTTTTGTCATAGAAAGGTCATTGATGTTGGTTGTAGATTTTCCTTTATATTTAGCAACAACATTATCAATCGTTGTTTCAAATGAGTCTATATTAACACATTCTGATATGTAAGTTAAAAAATCTACTTCCGTTTTAACTAATTCATCTAATTTTTTATCTTTAGAAATGGATTCAACTAATTTTTTATATTGAGCAATGCGAGTATTTAATGTTGAACAATCAAATCCTCTATAAATGTCCAAAGAATCTTTTCTATATTGTCTAGAACTTAACCATAGCATAATTGGTTCTTCTTCATATCTTTCCATTTTGTGACCAGCTGCTGCATGTTTTGCTAACATAGTTAATTCACCTTGAAAAAGTGCTTTACCTTCAACTGGTGTATATATTTTATCAAAATAATCGTTACCCACACCATAAATTGCATCTAAAACAATTTCAGCTTCAGCTACTGCTTTTTGGTGAGTTTGCCAAGTATCTTCATTATTATTAATTCCTAAAATTTCTCTTCTATGAAATGTTCTATTAGGATATACTTTCAATTCTATTGGAATATAAGCGTTATCTTTTTCTTTCTTTATATCTAATGGAACAATTTCCGCAAATGATAATTCCTTTACTTTCTTATCATTCATCAATGATTTCAAAGATTTTATAATTAATTTTGTATTGGAAGTTTGTTCGGATTCCATAACTTCCGTTTCTAAAATTTGTAAAGCTCTTTTCCAAATTTTAATAGGCCATTTAGTATCATAATTAAAGAATAATACACCACCCTCATGTCCTCTATCTTCAGCTTGAAGTGCAATTGTATCATCTAAAATACCCAATGGTAAATAATTAAAAGATGAATTACCTCCCATAATACGAATTCCATATGCTAATTTCTTAGGTAACTTTTTCGAATTAACATTAATTGATGGATTTCTATTTGATTGAGAATTTTGAATATCATGTGGTTGAAGTTCGCCTTTATAATTTTTAGGATAGAACTTTAAATCAGACCATTTGATAACATATGCTGTAAAATATGTGTTCATTGTTGATACACAATACGGAAGTTTCTCAGCTCTTAAATAAGCAACTTCTTTAATAAAATCATCATAACTAAGTTTTAATGCCATAACTTTAAAT